GGCTCCCAGAGTCAGGGAAGATGTACGGAGTGGTAGCATCCTCAACGGAGACTCTCCCTTGGCTATTGACTGGAGGCCGCTAAATGTCCTACGCGACACTCGCTCAGTTCAAGGCTGCGGTCGGCATCACCGACACCACTGATGACACGGCTCTTCAGGCGGTGCTTGACGCTACCGACACGCTGATCGATCTCTACTGCGACCGCAAGACCGGCTTTGGAACGGCGAGCGAGACGCGCTATTACACGGCGCAGGATTATCGCTATGTGCTGACCGATGATCTCGTCAGCGTCACGACGCTCCAGACGGATGACGATGCCAATGGCACCTACGAGACCACTTGGACGAGCGGCACTGACTTCGTACTTGCTCCTGCCAATGCTTCGCTGGACGGCTTCCCCTACACCGAGATCGATACGAGCGTCACTTGGCCGCGCAACTTCCCTAAGGATGTCTATCTCGGCGTGAAGATCCAAGGCGTGTTTGGCTTTCCCAGTGTGCCTAGTGCCGTGACTCAAGCAGAAATCATCCAGGCAAATGCTGTGTGGTCATCTAGGACAGCCGCATTCGGCGTGATCGGAAGCGCTGACCTAGGTGGCATCCTGCGAATGAGCCGCGCGCTCCATCCTGAAGCCGCGCTCATCTTGGAGCCGTACCGCAAGCGCAACGGCTTGGCTCGATGACCGACCTCACGATTCTTGATGCCATTGCTACACGCCTAGGGGCTGCCACTCCACCGACTGGCTACACGCTCCGCAAGGCATACGCGACGCCACCTGAAGGCTTGCCTGTCGTACCTGCTGCTGTGCTGTTCCCAGGTGGCGACACGATCACGGTCGGCAACGGCAACCGCGTCACCGTGCTGACGGTCAATATCGTTATCTACCTCTTGCCAATCCCACGGATGGATGAGAAGTACCGCGACCTCTACACTTGGCGCTCGTGGCTCCGCAGCGTCTTCGATGGCGCTGTGACCATTAGTGGAAACGCCGTTCAGGTAGCAGTGACTGGTACTACACTCGGCACGGATACCTACGCCGATCAGGACTACCTGACGGTGCAAGCAGTTGCGGAAGTGACCGTCTATGACACGGTCGCCTACACCGCGTAGAGCAAGGAGATAAGGAAATGCCAAGCTACGGCGCAAAGGCTCTGACGCGAATCGCTACTGCGTCGCAAGCCGCTTTCGGCACGGCCGCTTCAATCGGCACGGCAACTGGCGAGATCCTCTTCAACGAGACACTGGGTGCGCTCGACTTGGGCGTGACGGTTGATCTCGGCGAGACCACCTCAGTTGGTAAGCGCACCGCCATTCAGGCAGGGCGACCAACGATCACCGCCAAGCAGCCAGTCCTCACGATTGCTGAGGGTCCTGCTTCATTGCGAACCCTTCCGCTCGTGCTTGACGCAGTCGGCGCGACGACTTCCGGAACAGCATCGCCGTACACCTGGACTTGGTCGCCAACACAGGGCGATGTCGATACGCTCGTCTTCTACTCGTTCCTTGTTGAGGATGGCGTGCAGAAGTATCTCGTGCGCGACGCTGCGCCAACCGAGATCACCTTCTCGGCAGATGCTTCAGGGCTGCTCCAGATGGGCGCGACCTTCGCTGCGACCACAGCCGCGACTTCAACGCTCGCCTTCCCAACGGCGATCCCAGCGCAGCCAATGATGGCTGGACGCTTGATGAAGTTGAGCACCGACACCAACTTCCCTGACAAGTCAGGCACTGGTGCGACCGACTACACGAGCGTGATGAACTTCAACCTCTCGATCACGACTGGCGTAGGGATGATCAACGCGCTGGATGGCAGCCTCACGGCCGCGACCGCCGCGCTGACCGGTGCGCTTGATGCAACGCTCACCTTCACGGTGGCAAGCAACAGCAGCGCGACCAGCTCGTTCCCAATCACCGACATCGCCACCCAGAAGTTCCTGCGCCTCTACGGCACAACTTCGGATAACTACGGTGTGTGGATTCTCGGCTCGTGGGAGATCGAGAATGTCGTTCCGCTCTCAGCGGATATGGAGGGCGTGGTGGTCAATGAGGTCACCTGCCGCCTGGCATACGACACGACCTCAGGCAAGTCGCTTGAGATCATCGTGGACTCGCCACTCAGCGCAGCACCGTAAAGAGCAGCGCCTAAGGCGCTAGTAGGAGGGTCAATATGGACACCGTGAAGATCGCCTTGGAGGGCGAGTACGCTGGATGGACAGCCGAGCTGCGTAAAACAGTCTCGGCTCGCATCCTTCTGGACCTTGAATCTGGCGATTCGCAGCGGTCGCTAGTCGCGTTCAGCAAACTGGTGGTCAAGCACAACTTCAAGGATCTCGATGGGAAGCCTTGTGACGATGTGCTTGACGCTCCAGTGGACGCACTAACGCAAACGCTTGAGGCGTGGGGCAAGGCGAACCAGCCGGACCCCAAGTAAGGCTCGCCGCCAAGCGGTTGGCAGTAGGGCAATCCTTCGCGCCACCGCCAGAAATCATCTTCCACATCTTGGGCGAGAAGTTCGGTATGTGGCCAGATGAGGTAGCGAGCCTGCCACTAGATCAGGTGCTTCTCGCTTGGACAATCCACGCGGAGATGCAGCCGAAAGGGAAGTAATGCCAGCCGCTCTAGAGATCAAGATGCAAGGACAGATTCGAGCAGAGGCGAAAGCGCTGCAAGATGTCTTCTTGAATACGCTCGGTTGGAAGGGTGTTCGCAAACTAGAGCAGTTCGCTGTAGTCAATGCAGCTCGCGCTTACGCGCCGTATGTACGCGCCGCTGCACCCAAAGATATTGGTGGACTCGCAAAGAGCGTTCGCGGTCGCCGGTCTCGCTACCAGCGGCCAGGGGCTATCGTCGGACCTACGCAGGGAAGGAAACAGGCGTGGTATGCGCGCTGGGTAATCTTTGGATCAAAGCCGCATACCATCCCTAAAACCAATGCGGTCGCTCAGGCGGTCAATCGTCGCCTAGATGCGGCAGGTGCTGGATACAATATCTTTGATCAGGGAAAGATCCAGCACCCAGGGTCGCGTGGTAATAACTTCGTCTTCCCTGCTGTAGAGGCAAACTATCAAAAGGGCGCTGACGCATTCGGTGCGACTGTGGTGCTGCTGCTCAATGATGAGGCGAAGCGCGCTAAGGTATTAGGGCTAGAGATTGAGTACGCCAACGGCACGGCCGCAAAGTGGCAAGGAAACCCAGCACTCAAACATTGGAATAAGCCTGACTTCGTCGGACCACTTACGCCGCTGCAAGCCTTTGCTCGCAGCAAGCGAGAAGCGAGCGATAAGATCAAGGCAATCGCTGCAAGCAACCGAGTGCAGCAACTTCGCCAAGACGCAAAGGTCTTCGGTATCCGACCCAATATGTCCAACCTGAGAGCAGGATAGGAGTAAAGCGTGGCATCAACTGGCGGTATTGTCTTCGCGCTAACGGCGAGAGATCTAGCATCTAAGGCGATTGGCAAGGTCAATAACAGCCTTGGGAAGCTTGGTACTGCTGGCAAGCTCGCTGCTGCCGGTATTGGATTCGCATCGGCTGCCACTGCTGCTCTTGGAAAACTTGCCCTTGATGCCGTACAGGCTGCTGCTCAGGATGAGCGCTCAACAATCTTGCTCAATGCTGCACTCAAGCAGCGTGGGTTCAATGTCCTTGAACTGACTGGCCGCATCGAAGAGCAGATCAATGCGATGGCTCGCCTTGGCATTGAGGATGATCAAGTCCGCGCTGGGCTAGAAATCGGTTCACGATTCTTCAAGGACCAAGAACTGCTCCTTAGGGCAAATGCTGTTGCCGCTCAGATCTCCGCCGCTACAGGCAAGGATCTCTCAGAAGTGATGATGATCCTTGGCAAGGCATCACAGGGTCAAGGCAAGGGTCTCAAGGAACTTGGCATCGCCACAGACAAGACGGTCAAGAAGACTGTCTATAAGACCAAGACAGACGAACTTGGTCATAAGATTACGGTCAGAACTACTAAGCTAATCAAAGAGCAGGTATCGATTCAGGATATCCTGACGGCCGCCACGGCAAAATATGGCGGCATTGCTGATGAGCTAGCAAACTCAACGAGTGGTCGCTTTGCCGCAGCACAGATTCAGTTCAACGAAGCAATGGAGAAACTTGGCTACGACCTGCTTCCTGCGGTCAATGAGTTCCTGACCTTCATTGTTGAGGATGCCCTTCCAGTATTCCGAGACATCATCAGTCAAGTCGGTCCTGTTATTACCGACCTGATTGACAACGCGGTGCGTCCTCTTGCCGCATCATTCAGTGACCTATTCGCAGTGTTCGGCGCAGATAGCAAGACTGCTGTGCAGGGTCTCGTGATCGCATTGACTCCATTGAAGTTGCTGCTTCAAGCAATGAAGATCGCTATTGATGCGATTGTCGTTGGGCTAAAGACGCTGTTCGCAGCTCAGGGAACGCTGGGAACTGCTGGTACAACCTCTGCCGGATACTCGCCGTATCTCGCCAACGCGGTCGCGGCAGGCACATTCCCAGGCGCAGCGGCAGGGCTGACTACGACCAACAACATCTTCATCGGCACAGGCAAGGTAGACACCGTCATCACCGATTCCATCAACCGCACAGGAACATTCAAGCGAGGCCGCTAAGTGGCAAACCCATTCAGCCTGATCGTCGCAGGCGTAGATAGCGGCGCGAACCTTCTTGACCTCCCAGCGCCAAGTGCGACCACTACACCGTATGTGGATCTTGGCAGCCTGACGCTGAC